CGCCCGTGGCCCGGCGGGGTCGGCCCGGGTGGGCGGGCGGGACCGGCGCGCGGGACCGGCGGGCGGAGCGCTGGACCGCGGCCCGGCGGGCCTCGAACGAGGCCGCGCCGCCGTGCGCTGGTGGCAGCTGCCCGGCGCCGCGCCCCGGTTCGCCACCCGCCGCAGCCCCGAGCTGCGCACCGAGGGCGCCCGAGTGGCGCTCATCGCCAGGGCGCTGGGCACCCCGCTGCTGCCGTGGCAGCACTACACCGCCGAGGTGGCCGGGGAGCTGACGCCCGAGGGCGGCTACCGGTGGCCGGTGGTGGTGGTGACCGTCCCGCGGCAATCGGGCAAGACCACGCTGCTGCGCGCCATCGGTGTGGATCGTGGGTTGGCCCATGACGCAACCGGCGTGTTCTACAGCGCGCAAACCGGCAAGGATGCCCGCGAACGGTGGCAGGACCTAGTGGCCACGGTCAAGGAATCACCGTTAGCGCCGCTGGCGGTGGTCCGGTCGGCGGCGGGGTCGGAACGGATTGTCTGGCCCAACGGGTCCACCTTCCGGGCGTTCGCGCCCACCCCCAAGTCGCTGCACGGCTACACCCCGCCGCTGGTGATGCTCGATGAGGCATTCGCCCACGATGAGCAGCTGGGCAATGACTTGATGGGCGCCATCGGCCCGGCCCAGGTCACCATCCGTAACCGCCAGCTGTGGATCGTCTCGACCGCTGGCACCGCCGAGTCCGTGTTCCTGCACCGCTGGATCGAGGCGGGCCGGGCCGGTGCCGAGGGCGTGGCGCTGCTCGATTGGGGCGTGCCCGATGGGGTCGACGTGTATGACGCCAGCCGGTGGGCCGAGTGGCACCCCGGCATGGTGGAGCTGCCCGGCAGCGGTGAGCAGCTGGTGACCGCCGACGCGCTGCGCACCGAGGCCGAACGGCTGCCGCGTTCCGAGTTCACCCGCGCCTACGGCAACCGCCGCACCCGCACCGCCAGCCACCTCATCGCCACCGAGGCATGGGACCAGCTGGCCGGGCAGCTGCGCGCCCCCGAGCTGGGCGCCGAGGTGGTTTACGCGTGGGACGTGATGGATGACCGTTCGGCGGCGGCGCTGGTGGCGGTGTGGCGTGACGGCGGGCAGCTGCGCGCCGTGGTGGTCCGCACCGGCCCCGGCATGGGGTGGGTGGCCGAGGCGGTGGAGCAGCTGCACGGCTACGGCTGGCGCACGTTCGCTCACGCCACGGACGGGCCGGGCCGGGAGGTGGCCGACGATCTGGCCCGCCGCAAGCTGACCGGGCTGGAGCTGCACCCGCTGGGCGGCGCCGAGTACGCCGACGCATGGGGCGGGTTGATGCGCGCCATCGCCGAGCGCACGTTGACCCATGACGGCAGCGAGCAGCTGGCCACCGCCGCCGCCAACGTGGCCACCCGGCCATCGCTCGACGCCGCCGCACCGTCCCGCCGCAACAGCGCCGGGGACATCACCCCGCTGGTGGCGCTCATGGTCGGCGCGTATGTGCTCGACCACCGCCGCCCGCCGCTGCCACAACTCGACTACCGGTTTGGATGACGCACATGAATGACAACCCCACCCGTCTGGAGGCGGGCCACAACCACGTGTTGGCCTACTGCGCCAGCTGCCCGCCGTGGCGTGAGCTGGCATGGGACCGGCCCGAGGCGCTGGAGGCGGCGGCGGTCCACGTGCAGCTGGTCCATGACCGGCCCCAGCTGGCCGAGCGGCTGCGCAAGCGGGCCAGCGCGACACGCCGAGCTGGCCGCCAATCCGGCTGAACGTGCCGGGGTTGGCCGCAGGCTTGTCCTCATGCGCATACGTGAGCTGCTGACCGGCCCCCGTGGTTATCAGCCCCCGGCGACGATGACCGCCGACGCCCGGCCCGAGCTGGCCGCAGCCATCGCGCCCCGGCAGGTGGGACCTGCCAGCTGGGCCAACGAGCCCAACCACCTCAACGCCATTGTGTGGCATGACCTGACCGGCACCGAGCTGCCGTTGACCCGTGCGGCGGTGATGGCCATTCCCGCGGTGGCCCGGCAACGTCACCTCATCTGCGGTGCGCTGGCCCGCTGCCCGCTGCGCGGCTATGACGCCCAGGGCAACGAGACCACCGAGACGTGGCATTGGATGTGGCGCACCGATAAGGCCATCCACCCGTACCACCGCATGCTGTGGACCGTGGACGACATCCTGTTTTACGGCTGGTCGGTGTGGTCCGCCGAACGGGAGGCGGGCACCCGGCGGCTGCTGTGGGGCGACCGCATCCACCCCGACCGGTGGGAGATTGACGACGTGGGCCGGGTGTTCGTGGACGACGGCCCCGCCCGCGCCGATGAGGTGGTGGCCATCCCCGGCCCGCATGAGGGGATTCTCAACTTCGGTGCCCAGGCGCTCACCCGGACCATTAACAATCTGGAGGCCGCCGCCACCGCCGCCCGCAACCCCAGCGCCTATCTGGAGCTGCACTACGTGGGCGATGACCCGATCCCCGACACCGAGGTGGAGAAGCACATAGCCCGCTGGGCCGCCGCCCGCCGCGGCGAGCACGGCGGCGTGGCGTGGACCAACAAGGCCATTGAGCTGCGCGAGCACGGCACCCATGAGTCGCACCTGTTGATCGAGGGCCGGAACGCGGACGCGGTGGACGTGTCCCGGCTGGTGTCCTCCCCGTCGGCCATGGCCGACGCCACCAGCGCCGGGGCGTCGCTCACCTATGAGACCACCGAGGGCCGCAACGGGCAGTTCATCGACCACGGGGTGGGGCTGTACATGGATGCCATCGCGGCCCGGCTGTCCATGGACGACGTGGTGGCCCGAGGCCAGCGAACCGCATTCGACACCACCGAGCTGCGCGCCAAGGCGCCGACCCCGACCGGATCGAGGACCAATGACTGACCCCCGCGCATGGGTGTGCCCGGTGTGTTTCCGGGTCGCCGTGACCACCCCGCATGACTGTGCCCGCTCCACCCGGCTGCTGGCCTCCCGGCCCACCCAGCTCACCGCCTCGGTGGGCACCATCGACGCGGTGGAGGGCCGCCAGCTGTCGGGGATGGGGCTGCCGTTCGGTGAGGTGGGGATGACTTCCATCGGTCCGGTGGAGGTGGACCCCAGCTGCCAGCTGGACTATCCCGCGGATCTCACCGATGTGGTGCTGGTCGATGAGCACCAGGAACCGCCGCAGCCCATCGGCTACCTGACCGCCACCCGCCGCACCGCCGCGGGTGAGCGAATGGCGTTCCACCTCCCCGAGACACCCGAGGCGGACCGGGCGCTGCTGCTGGCCAGCCCCACGGTCAAGCTCAAGCGGGGATTCTCGGTGGAGCTGGACAACCTCAAGTTTAATGCCGCTGGCCGCCTCATCCGGGCCACCGTGGTCCGGGTGGCACACGTGGTCACACCGGCATTCTCAAGCGCCCGCCATGACGGATTGGCGGCTAGCCACAACACCGACGAAAGGCACACATCCATGCTGACCGACGAACAGCGCGCACGGCTGGCCGAGCTGCTGGCAATCCCGAATGACGACCTGACCGACGAGCAGCGCAGCGAGCGGGACCAGCTGCTGGGCGCGGCGAGCGCCGAGGACATGACCGCGGTGACCCAGCTGGCGCTGGCCAACGCCACCGAGGGCGAGCAGCCCGCCGAGCAGCCCGCCGAGCAGCCCGCCGAGCAGCTGGCCGCCAGCCGGCGCCAGCCGGCCCCGGCGACCGTCCCGGCCATCGGGTCCACCCGCACCGCCGTGCGCACCCGCCCGATCCGGGACCTGTACGCCGCCCAGGCGCGGGTCCTCTCGGGTCGGTCCCGCCCGGCCATGGAGGCGGCGTTGGCCGACATCACCATGACCGGCAACATCTGGACCACCCCGGACGCATACGCGGGCGAGCTGTGGTCGGGGCTGGAGTACCGGCGCCGGTACGTGGCCAACAGCGTCACCAGCGAGCGCCTCACCGGCCTCAAGGGCACCGGGTGGCGGTGGGTGGTCAAGCCTGCCGTGGGCGACTACGCGGGCGACAAGGCTGCGGTGCCGAGCAACACCCCGACCACCGAGGATGCCGAGTGGACCGCCGCCCGGCTGGCCGGTGGCCACGACATCGACCGGGCGCACTTCGACTTCGGCAACACCGAGTTCATCGAGAGCTACTACCGGGCGATGCGCGAGGACTACGCGGTGAAGTCCGACGCCAAGGCGCTGGCGTTCCAGCTGGCCAGCGCCGAGGCGGGCGGCGCCGCCGAGTCCAGCCTGTTCCGGGCGGTCGCCGTGGCCGCGCAGGCGGTGGAGGACAACACGCTGGGCGCCCCCGTTGACTTCATCTATGTCAACAGCGCCGACCGGCTCAACCTCATCGACATCACCGAGGGCCAGGTTCCCGCGTTCCTGGAGATGTTCGGGATCACCCCGGACAAGTTCATGGCCGCGCCGGGCGTGGCCGCGGGCACCGTGGTGGCCGGGTCCCGGCAGGCAACCCGGTTCCGGGAGCTGGGCGAGACGCCGATCCGGGTGGAGGCCATCAACGTGGCCAACGGCGGCATCGACGGCGGCGTGTTCGGCTACTACGCCACCGAGCTGGTGTTCCCCGGTGGCATCGTCGCGCAGACGTTCCTCTGAGCGATCCGCATGAGCGACGTTCGTGAGCTGGTGGGGCTGCCCGTGGGTGGCCCCACCAGCGTGCCCGAGGTGCGCGGCCAGCTCGATATGGCCGCCACCGACACCCGCGATGACGCCCAGCTGGCCGCCATCGTGGCGGCGGTCAACGCCGAGGTGCGCACGTGGCAGGTGGCCGCCGATGCCGTGGACCAGCCCGAGTGGCCCACCCGGATCGTGCAGGGCGCCACCATGCTGGCCGCCCGGCTGCACCGCCGTAAGGGTTCCCCGGCTGGCGTGGAGGCATTCGGCAGCCTCGGGGCCGCCTACGTCATGCGCACCGACCCGGACATCGCCATGTTGCTCAAGCTGGGCAGCTGGACCCGCCCACAGGTGGGCTGACCGATGTACACCACCGCCATCACCGAGCTACTCACCGCGCTTGAGGGCGCGGGCGTGTTCGCCACCATGGACCCGGCCAGGGTCAACCTGCCGGGCGGGTGGCTGGCCGTGGATGAGGTGGCGGCGGTCAACCTCAAGGGCGCGCTGGAGCTGCGGTGCAGCCTGTTCTTGATCGTCAAGGATCGGGACACGCTGCGGGCCACCGAGGCGCTGGCCGAGCTGTACGCCACCACCTGCACCGTGCTGCGACCCGATGGCCCGGTGGTCACCCAAGGGGTGGTCCTCCCCGACAGCCCCACCCCGATGCCCGCGCTGCGGGTGCCCATCCACCTCCACACCGAAAGCGAGTAACACCATGCCGATCATCAGCCGCAAGCTCGGACCGGGCACCCTGACGCTGGGCGCCGGGGCCATGGCCGTGGAATCCCAGGTGTCCGCCTGCCGCCTCAAGACTTCCGAGAACGTCACCACCAGCGGCGAGCAGCTCAAGGCGCTGAGCGGTGAGACCAAGGACGGCACCACCGAGGAGACCGATTACACCCGCAC